GAGTCGCCTGATCACTATACGTCAGATTGATGCCGTTTACGATGCCATACAGAGCCTGGGTCCAGTCACCTGCGAATCCTACCACTGCCGGATTTGCGCCTTCCGCCGCAAGGTATGCCGCTTTGCTTGTATGGACACGATGCCCGAGCAACATTGAGACAGCGCCATCAGCTACGCCATTAATAAAAAGCGGGCGGCCTGTGGTGTCCGTTGATCCCAGCAGTGCACCACGCATTGCGGGTGAAATAACGAATCCATTCAGGATACCGTCATGAAGCGCGATATCCATATCGGCCTGTACCAGTGCCTGATACGGATCATCACCGAGGCTCTGCGCCTGGACAGCCGCAAAGGTGTCAAAGTTGGATCCAGGTGCAGTACCATGAAATACCGTCTGGTCAAACTTCTTTGCAAGGGCCAGCGGAAGCCTGTTGATGATCTGCTGGGTGATCGCTGGCATATCGCGTTTGAATTCCTCCGAAAACGGAACGATCACTGCGAGTTTATACGCCTGCATGATCTTTTTGCTGAGTCCCGGATTCTTCACCGGCTTAGTGCCTGTTTCACTTACCCACTCAGCTTCCGGATCGGATGTGATGACCGGAATGGTCAACCCGCGTCCCGGGAGCGTGACTTTCTGTGCAAGAGACATGATCGCAGACTGTTCCTGCGCTTTCTGGATGATCATCGCGGAAACTTCCGGATCAAGCTCAATATTAGATCTGTTTGTAGGAATGCCTGATGCTGACATTTATTTTTTCCTCCTTATTCTCCATTAATGTTCTTTTCGAGCGATTCTGCAAATTTCTTCATCGCCCTATCTTCGTTTATTTTTCCTGTAACGGAAAACTTATCCTTCTGTGGATCGCCTTCCGGATCTGCCAGAGGTTGTGCCTGGCTACCCTTTGTGAATTTACCCAATTGTTCTGCACTGGCCTTGATCTCTTCCTCTGTGGTACCATTCAGATAGCCTCGCAGCTCCATCGGCAGTCCGGCCTCGATTGTGATCCTCGTCTTCAGCGCGTCCATTTCATACTGTGCGATTTTTCCGTTCGCTTCTGTAAGCTTACTGTTCAAGGTCTCATAGTCCGTTTTACTGTCTGCGATGGTCTTTTCATAGGATTGTTTTTCTGTTGCCCAGGATTCTGACTGTTTCTTCAGGTCTTCGTAATCAGCATATTCTCCTCTGATCTTATTTTCCTGTCTTGCCAGCCGGTCCTTAATCGCTGCATCAAACTCTTCCTGTGTGTTGATAGGTGTAAACTCTGACATATAGTCTCCTTTCCCCGCTTTTCCGTGCGGTGACGTATTTTATTTATTAAAATAGAGCCCTTAGGCTCCTCCTAATAAAACACTTTCTGTGGTTTTGGATCCGGGAATTCTGTAACAGACCAGATCGCTAATATCATGCTGTCCATGAGCGATATGTCCATATTGTCGTATATTGCCTGATATCCGAAGCCTCCATTGTTGCCGATCGTCCGTTTCTGGCAGTTTGTGGCCACCTGTGTTAATGACGGCTGCTCCATCCGGCAAATTTTTCCTTCATACAGTAGTTTTTCAAACATGGCATTTGCTTTGATGACATCTGCTACCCTCGGAAGGATACATCCTTTCAGTTTCTGCTTCTTCATAGCATCCTCAATGATCTTTTGCCCGTTTGCACCGTCCACACCTACCTTATTTGTCTTTGATTTCGTTTTTTTCAGGAAATTCATGATCCAGTCGATACCATCTCTCACCATGATTCTGTTCTGGACTTCCGTAAAGATCCTTCCATCTTTTGTTTTAATGGCTATCGCAACTGAAACCGATTCTCCTGTTCTTGCATATTTAATCCCAACATGCATCTTCCCTGTAAGATCCGGTAGTTTGTCCACCAGTGTTCTATCCCAGTCACCTTTTGAAATCACTGACTGCTGGTTCTCCCGTATCCACAGGCCAAGTCGCTGGATATTAAAATCAATTTTCTTTGCATCCGTTTCTCCGATCTCGCCCTCGACAGTCCTTTCCGAGAGTCTGATTCCAAGTGACGGATTTACACGGTACCACAGATCCCGGTCGTGGATATCTGACATTTCAGCCACAGACCATTCCGCCCATCCGGATTCCTTCTTTATCCCCGCGATCACATCATCCCTGTAATCCCGGAAGACGGTTCCGGAAGAAACCGGCGTCGGTGGTGTCCCCGTCATGATCAGCTGCGGATTCTGCGATGCGGATATGACATACTGCAGGGCTGTTTCATGCTCTGTCTGGTATTCCTGGGCCTCATCTATGATAACCAGATCGTAAGACTCTCCCAGACCGCCTTTAGCTGTCCTTGTCCGAAATTCCACTCTTCCGCCGTCTGTGATCTCGATCAGTTCCTGTCCTTTTGCCTTGATGGATTTATACCCGATCCCCAGGCTGTCCAGCATCATTTGCAGTCTTTCGAATGCCTTATGTGCTGTCTGGACCAGATGCGCCGTATGTAATATTCGTTCGCCTATTGCCAGACCATATAGTTCCCTGATAGCCAGGATCTCACCTTTGCCATTCTGCCTTGGCACCTCATATCCATATCGTATGTGTGCCCACAACCCGTTTTTATTCCGTGCCAGGATATCCTTGACAATAATCTTCTGCCATTCCAGTGCTTTTCGCCCGGTCAGTTCATAAAGATCTATCGCCTCCTGACCATCAGATACCGAATATGGCAGTGCAATATGTATGGTTGGTTCCTGGCTGCCTATCCGTTTTTCCATATTCAATTCCCTTATAGGTATAAAAATAGCAGCCTTTGGCTGCCTGTGTTATAATTCCTCCAAAAAGGAGGATCATATAATGCTTACCTCAGATACTCGTTTTGTTTTAAAAGAACTTCGTCGCCTGACTGAAAACGGAAGATATGGTTTCATGACCGGGCCGTACCCTAATTCTATCTATGTTGTAACCGGATCCAGTCGCGAACCCGATTATATAAATGCCAAAAATCCATTTGAATTATCGCAACAATTAGATTTTCTCATATCTCAAGAGTATTTGTCTATTAATAGCCATACCATGAACTTAACATACCAGGGATTACACCCTTATAAACTGTCATTAATAGAATTACGGCACTTTCTGATCAAGTCAGTGCTTATTCCGATAGCAGTAGCACTTGCAACATCCCTTATAACGCTCCTGCTAACCAAAGTGTTATGATGGTCGTGATCAGGCTGACAACCGCTGCACAAAGATATTCAAATATCATTATATTTTGCTTTTCGATTCTTTTATCAGTCCTATTTTTGTCCAAATCCATCCCTCCATCAAAAAAGAGCCTTCCGGCTCTTTTTGTTGTTTCTGTTGTAAAAACAATTATTTAAATACTATCTCTTTCTTATGAGAATCTTAATATTCATAAAGCCTATCCAGCGTAATAACTTTGCCGCCATCAATATTGAATTCGTCAATAGCGAAATACTTATTTTGCATCCTTGTTTAGTTCTTCAAGATTTGTCTAATATGGATATACGATTATAATCATCCTTTGCCATATTAATATCCTTTTTCTAACCCCTTCTGTTTCCATAACGGTTCATACCCTCCAAGCGGATATTTATCAAGGTTATCTAAAAAATATTCTCTTTCTTTCTCATACTCTTCCGGAGTCATTCCTTTTCTCCAAAAGGGTGCTTCTTTAAGCTGTCCTGGAGCCCAATCATCGGTATTATTCAAACACTTTCACCCCTTTTGTAAAATCTGCTATCAATCTATCAACTATTATTTGCTCTCTTCTAACGTTTCTCTCGATTGAGTTGATTTTACCATTTTTTGAATCCACATTCAATTTTGTCAATTCTTTCTCATACAATTTATCAAAATTTAGTGTGTGAGGAGTAGAAGCCTTTGAGACCACATACGTTTTTCCATCAATTTGTGCTGCTACAAAAGAGTTTACAGGATTATTTCCCAATAGTGTCCTCATGTCAGTTTCTGAAAATCCTCCAGGTATCAAATGACTATGGACAAAACAGAATGATTTTTCTTTATTGTTTTCGTTTTTTATAAACTTCCAGAAATCAGGGCTGCCACAACTTACTGCATCGCCTGTTTCTTGAAATACCCATGATCCATCAAAAGTATCTACTAAAATAAGATGCTCATTTCCATCTTGAGCTAAATCTATTACTGATTTACATGCATCATTGATACTGGAATTAACTGTAGCCGTCCAATCATCAATCTGAACTTTAAAAACTGCATTTGGATTATAATTCAAAGTGGTATTTCCGAATGGATTTGCTGCAGCTGATTGAATATCAATAATTCTTTTTATTCTCTCTTCAGCAGAAATACTGTTATTATTTTTTATTTCTTCTATAATCTCGTCTGCCCTTGCAATTCTGGCTTCCCTCTGGCTTTCATATTCCTTCCGGCTCCATGCGTCCTGATATGTCCCCCGCTCTGTTTTTGTGGTAACGATGCAGGTGCAGTTCTTATGTCTTGCATAGATATCTGAAGGCCTACTATCATAATCATATGTTCCTACCAGCTCCTGGCACCAGGCACAGCATACACCGATGCTCTCCCGGATCACGGTCATCCTGAATCCGGCTTTATTCCGGAAGTCCGCATTGCTCTTCAGGAAATTATCATAAAACGACTGGACCACATTGCCTGTTCCGTCTTCCAGGAGATTTTCATATTTAGTTCCCATCTTCATCCTCCTGGTAATCAATCAGTTTATTAATCAGTCCGTCGATCCGCTCCTTCGGGAACTCCGGCCTGATCGGCTGGATCCGGATGCCGATCTTTTCGTCCTGCTGCCTTTGTACAGCTTCTGCCGCTTCCATAACCAGCGCATACACTTCCTCCAGCAGCGGGACAATCGTCCGCTGTGCAATATTCCAGTACATCTTCCCATCCGGCAGGGCATCATCGGTCAGGACAGATGCCAGTGCATCCGATACGCATTTCCCCAGTTCCGCCGCATATAAAGAAACTTCCTTCTGATTGACCTTTTCGCCCTTCTTCCGGAAGTTCTTTATCAGGCTGCTGCCTGCTATATTCTTTTTAAATTCCGACTGTATCTTTTTATACAAAGCCGGTACTATATCTGCTGCCATATGGGTTTTACCGCTTTGTCATCAATGTAAAAATCTGCAATAGGCTTTCCGCCAATGATTCCATTAAAAATCAATCCGTTCTTCCGACAGAACAGCACCGCTTCTTTAAGTCTTTCGCCTGTTCTGCTTGTGTATAAGATCACGACATTTCCTTGTGTCTGCAATGCCCTCATATCATTAAAAAGCAGAATATTCGGCTTCCCGTTCAAGCATAATGTCCCGTCAAAATCCACCAAATATTTCATATCAGAATCCTGTCATATCTCGTATCTTTTCATTTGTCACATAATCCGGTACTGCCTGGTTGATCTTGCCGATGGCATCCCCGATTCCGGCAAGCATTGTCGCATCAGGCTCAAAGATCGGCTCAAAGATCGGTTTCGTCAGATACGCCACGCTGCGTTCATAGTGGTATTTATCCCTTAGACATGCTGCTACATATCCTACATTCAGAAACCCGGATCCAAATGTCCGCTGTGCTTTTCTTGCAACCAAACGGAGGTTTTCATGTGTACTCCTTATCGCATCAGCAGAAGAAGGATTGTTACTTGGAAATCCCAGATCGTCCAGCGTCAGGCCCGTTTCACCGGCAAATGCTGATGCGAACATCCTTAACTGGTCAATGTGAGGCTGGACCGACTGCTGTGCAAACTGTCCCAGGATCGGATGATCTCCATCGTCATCTTTGCTGAAGGCGAGCATGGAGGCCACTGTTGCCTGCCATCTGTCCATCTCTTCTGCATCCTGACTAAGCCCTGTTACCCATTTCTGCGGGAAGGAGTAGAACTCCGCTGTGATCTCTGATCTTTTAATAGTCCTTACTGCTCCGTCCACGAGCGCCATACAGGCCCTGCTGATCCTGCTGTGTCCGAATGGCCTTTTTGCATCCGGCCGGAATACGATCGGAACTAAAAGCGGTATGCCTGCCGGATTCTTATAGGATTTCGGTTTGCCATTAATATATATATCGGTCCTGTCCGGTGTCATATAAGCCTCCATAACCGGCTGATCAGTACAGGAATCTCTCTTCAGGACAGCATATCCTTCCTTTAGGAGTCCAGTGATCGGATCGATTACTCCAGTAGCATTTCCACCGTCAATCACCTGTAATCTCGGAAATCCGTTATCATCCGGAGAAATATAAATAAAAGCGCAGGACGAGATCAGCGCTGAGAGTACTGCACTGTCCGGAAGTATATCGATATTGTTCATCTGGTATATCTCGTTCATTCCCAGATTGTCATCCCGAAACTCCCGAAACAGGATCCTGTCCGCCAGGCTGTCAACAGCCTTTGCACACCATCCCAGAACCTCCGTCAGCCACTTCAATTCTGGCGGTGTAGACACTTCCAGGTCTTTAACCCTATGCTTCATTTCGTAATGCAGGTATCGGAGCTGCACTCTCTGCTGCTTTGCGCTCAATTTGGTTCTCAGGTATTCGATTCCCTTCAGTTCTTCAGCCATCGTCAATTCCTTTTTCTGCCTGCTGCTTTTTCCGCAGAAGCTCTATCAGATTATTTCCGTTCTTTTCTTCCTTGTCGCGGATAA